AAACATTGGAAACACTTTGAAAAAATTAGAGATGATGTTATAGAAAGTAAAAAGGAAACTAAAGATGTCGGAAAACGAAAACGAAGTAGTAGTGGACGAAGCAAAGCGAAGTCAACTAAAGGAAGATCTGTCAAAAAGAAAGTGCCTTGTAAAGTTTGAAAAGGCTGATGGAACTATTCGTGATATGATGTGTACTACAAATCCACGTATGATTCCATATCCTGATAATCCAACTGAGGCAGAAGGTGATATTCCAAAAGAAAAAGATGATAATCTTATTGTAGTTTGGGATTTAGAAAAAGAAGGATGGCGCTCATTTAGATTTGAACGTCTTCAAAGCTGGGCGAGAGGATTAGGTTAATGGCTGGTAAAAAATCAAGAGATCAATACGTTTCTAAAGGTGAACGTAGAAATGTTGCAAAGTCTGGATGTACTAAACGTGCAAAGGGTACTTTGGAACATGCACTAAGACAACGCCAAGCGTGGTCAGAAGGTAGGAATGTTGTTTTGACTATCGACAATCCAAACAAGAATGAAACTAATCGTAAAAAGATTAAAATTAATGCTCGTGAAGTCTGGGGTGATCCAAAGAAACAACGTTCATTTATGATGAAGGATGCCTGATGGTAACTTTCAATATCAAAAAACTTCATAAGAATACAGCCTCTCTGTTTGTTGCAGAGAGGCATTACTCTGCTGTGATGCCTAGATTGACTAAACACTATCTTGGGTTTTTTGATAAAGATGTATTAGTTGGTGTGCTGACATTAGGATGGGGAACAAATCCTATGGGAACAATTAAGAAAATGTTTCCAGAATTGACTACAAAAGATTATTTTGAAATTGGCAAAATGTGTATGGACGAATCTATGCCAAGAAATTCAGAGAGTCAGATGTTGTCTCAAACAGTAAAATGGATGAGAGATAATACTCCAGATATAAAATTTCTGTATACTTGGGCAGATGGTATTGTAGGCAAGCCTGGCTATGTCTATCAATCTGCCAATTTTTTACATGGGGGATTTATATGGAGCGATGTATATGTCACTGATAAGGGCGAAAAAGTTCATTTCAGAACTATACAAAGAAAAATGAAAAAGGAAATGGGCCGTGATGATTTGAAGTATGGGCCAAGGCCAAATGATGAAAAAATGGGCGAGTTGGGTTTTTCTAGAGTATGGGGAAAACAATTTAGGTATATCTATCCAATAACCAAAAAAGATAGAAAGTATATGAATAGAAATTCCACTTGTGAATGGGATATGAATTATCCCAAAGATGCCGATCTAGAATGGAAGATCAAACGCCCGGGCGAAACTAGTTATACTATTAGTTCTGAAATGCCTTTTATACATAGTAAGGATGTGGAACACAATAAAAACAATATCGCAAGATATAAAGCAGAAAATAGTTTAGATAATTATTTATAGGAGATGATAATGGATATTGAAGATACCTTTGAAGCAGATTTCGAGTTTTCTTATGTAGAAGGAGAAAATGGTAGAGAAGGAATGCGAGTGAGCATGTCAGTTGATGCTTCTGATATGATCATCGGCGATGTTTTAGAACGAGTTGAACAATTTTTAATTAGTTCTGGTTATGATTTTATTAAGAGAGGAACATTACGATTAGATAATCATAACGGTAAGACATTTTCAAGCGAAGATGTTGGTTGGTTTTCTGGAGAAACAAACTTATTTCCAGAAGATGTTGAGGGTGTAACATCTCTAAAAAAAGTTAGCCAAGAACAAAACGTTTTAAAGAGTGTTTTAGAAGAACTAAAACGGAAAGATAATATTGATATTGCAGAAAGAATGTCTGGTATAGATAGAACTGCAAAGGTAGTTGATCTTGGAAAATATCAAGAAAAGAAAGACGAAGAAGATATCCTATTTGCTGTATCTACAGAATACGAACATATAAGCCCCGGCGGGGAAACTCCAAATTGGAATGATTATGATGTTAGTGTTACTATTGAAGATATAAGTATGGATTTTGCAAAACATGAATTAGAAGTTGATGAAGATGATAATATTATAGAAACAGAAAAGGATTAGATATGGCATTTAAATTATCAAATAGATCAAAGGTTAAATTAGAAGGTGTCCATCCAGATATGGTCGCAGTCGTAGAGCGTGCTATCGAATTGACTTCGGTCGATTTCGGAGTCACATATGGTGTTCGGACGGTCGAAGAGCAAGAAAAATTAGTAGCATCTGGACGTTCTCAAACTATGAAGTCAAAACACCTTATTCAAGATAGTGGATATTCACATGCAGTTGATGTCGTAGCTTACGATGGATCAGATGTTGTGTGGGAAATTAATGTATACGATGATATCTGCGATGCATTCAAGCAGGCAGCAGAAGAAAAGGGCGTTGCAGTCAAGTGGGGAGCAGCATGGTCAGAAGGCGATATCCGTTCTTATGAGGGTACAGCAGAAGATGCAATGAATGCATATATTGATTTGCGCCGTTCTCAAAATCGCAGACCATTTATTGATGGCCCGCACTTCGAACTGATAGTGTGATAAAAATACCATGTGTATTAAAAAGTTGAAAAACTATTGACGCACATGGAAAACTATGTTATAAGTATACTTGTAATTGTTGATACGATTCAACATACATACTGGACTTGGGGGCAGTACCCAACGCCTCCACCATAAATGCACTATGTCCTGCTGCAACAGGAAGTTTTGCAGAACATAGATGGCCCGAATGGGTGGTCAAAGTTAGTGCATTTATGATGGGGGCGAACTAGGATCGACAGGTGTGTAGAGATGAGAGTAGATTACCGTGTTGGCCTACGTTATTCAGCCACAAACTACAAATGCAAACGATAATTTTGCACCATCTGAGTTTGCTCTAGCAGCATAACCACAGGGGGTTGGTCACTCACCTAGCAACAGAAGTAGTGACATTTTAATTTATAAGAATTTTAACAAAGGAAATACAGAAATGAAAACTCTTATTACGGCAAGTGTTGTTGCACTTGGTTTGGCAAGTTCGGCCGCAGCGATTGAATTAGGAAATGGTCTATCATTAGACAGTGAATTTAAAGCAGAAAGAAACATGGAAACAGAAACAAATGCTTTGACATTTGAAACTGATTTGACATGGGATTTTGGTATTGCTAACGTAGAAGTTGGCCCAAATATTATGGATCTAGAAGATATTGAATTTACAGGTATGGAATATCAAGTAACACTACCAGTAACTTCAGTAACTGGCTTGGAAGTATATACAAAAACCACTACAGACGATGAGTGGGGAATGGGTGATATTAGCATTGGTGCATCATTCAGCTTCTAAATAGTTGTAGGGTTGCTCCTTAATCAGCACGCTTCCCCCCATGGTTAGGGGGAATTTACACAAACACACAGGAGAAAAATATGATCAATGATTGGACAACAAACTACTGGATTGACCATATCCAGACTACAAAGAAAACAATGGTTGACACTTTAGTGAAAGACGAAACTTTGTCTGCGCCACTAAAGGCCTTTATTGAAGCCCAAACAACATTCACAAAAATTGCAGTAAAATCTATGAGTGATTTTGCAAATGCAACTGGTGATGCGTTTGTGAAGGGAATGAAATAATGGCAAACAAAAATCCATTTGAAATTAGAGCAGATATGCTTAAACTTGCTAAAGACTATATGGATAGTCAATATCATATGAATGTTCAGTTGATGAACGATATGTACGAGCAGGGTAATAAAACTTATGAAGAAGTCCAAGATGCATATAAAATGTACTCTATGGAAGAACTTATGGTTAAGGCTAAAGAATTGTATTCTTTTGTTTCTAATAAAGATTAAAACTAGCGTGAAACACGGATGTTAGGTATTAATGTTTCATATATATTAGTATCGTTATGTATTTCTATATTGAGTAATCAAAAACGGAAAAGTATATTTGAATATAAATTTATGCCTAACATCTATAATAGTGAAATGAGGTTATAATGCCACTATACACATTTAGATGTACAAATTGCAATCACGAATATGAACATTCGTGTAAAATTTCTGAAAGAGATGAGGTCCTACAAGGTTCTTGTCCACAATGCTCTCAACCCAAAAAATTAAAACAGATTATCACCAAAGCTCCTATGGTTGCTGATCCTGTCGCCATGGGCGTCACGAAAGTTCCACTAGAGTTTAAGGAAAAGGTTTTGGATAAAGCCTTCGATAAATCTATGGGTAAAACATATAATGAAACTAAGTTTACAAGAGAGGTCGGTTCGTAAATAGGTATAAGTTCACATGTCTTTTCCCCTAACAGAGTAAGGAGTCTGGCGTGAGCAAAAGATCCAAAAAAAGTAAAATTAATAGAAATAAAAGATTCATCGGTTTAGATAACAGGAGTTCAGATTTAAAAAGAATTTATCCGGCAACACCATCTCAACAAGAAGTATTTAACGCTTTTGAAGATGGCCACCACCTATTTCTACATGGAGTAGCAGGAACAGGAAAAACATTCGTTTCGCTGTATCTTGCGCTGAGAGAATTAATGTCTTCCAGATCTATGTACAGAGAAATACAAATTATAAGAAGTGTAGTTCCTACTAGAGATATGGGATTTTTGCCTGGCACCGAAAAACAAAAAATAGAATCATATGAAGCACCATATAAGACAATAGTGAATGAATTATTAGAATGTGGCACTGCATATGAAAGTCTAAGAAAGAATAACTTAATTAACTTTACTTCAACATCTTTTATACGAGGACAAACTTTTTACGATAGTATAATCATAGTAGATGAATGTCAAAATATGAATTTTCATGAATTAGATTCAGTGATAACCAGAATGGGAGAAAACTGTTTAATATTATTCTGTGGAGATTTCAGACAGTCTGATTTCAGATGGAAAGACGAAAAAGACGGCGTTTTAGATTTTATGAAAATTATTAAAAATATGCCGCAATTCGCATTCATTGAATTTGGCCAAGATGATATTGTCAGAAGTGCTTTGGTTAAAGACTATATAATTAACAAGTTGGAATTAGGAATAGCTTAATGGAAACAAATGTCGTAATAGATGCAACAGAATTATTTGGTGCAAAGAAAGAGAGTGGTCATATTGATCTTGATTCTATCAATGATTATTTGGCCAATGGTTCTGAGACTGAACAAATCTGTCATCATGTTATGATTGATGTTATTGATAAACTTACGAATGATTATGAGTTTCCTTTATCTACAGATGAAGGCCTACATGAGGAAATGGCCTTTATGAATATGGTTTTGGAAGCAATTGTGGATAGACAATTAGGAATTGATAATCCATTTTCAGAAGATATGTTTCAATACATAAAACTTCTGAAAATGGGTTTCAAGGAAGAAGAATGATATGAGTTTCTCGGCGCACTTGGAATATATTTTTCATATTACTTGTGTCCAGTGTAAGTGTTACTTTACTTATGCAGTAATGAGAAGTAATTTTAAAATTGATAGGGGTAATTGGTATTGCCCGAAATGTGGACAGAAAGGAAGAGTTGAGCTGGAGGATGAGGTTTAACTTAAAATAGGAATTAAAAAATGTTTAATCATGTAGATGTTGAATTGCCAACCCACACTTTAAAAAGGGTTACAGAAAATGGCAAAAGATTTTATGAAACACCAGATGGAAATAAGTATCCATCTATCACAACTGTTCTCTCACATTTTTCCGCAAAGGGTATTGCAGAGTGGAGAAGAAGAGTTGGTGCGGAAGTTGCAAACAAAATAACAACACAAGCAGCAAGAAGTGGAACTAGTGTCCATCAAATGGCTGAAGACCACCTAAATAATCTAGAATGGAAAACAGAAAAGACTATGCCATTTGACATAGAGACTTTTTTGAAGATAAAACCTGTTCTTGATAATCGTGTTGATAATATCTATGCACAAGAGAAACCTATGTACTCTGACCATCTTGGTTTAGCAGGCACTGTAGACTGTGTAGCAGATTTTGATGGTAAGTTGTCCGTAATCGACTTTAAGACTTCTAGGCAACCTATGGTCGGTGATAAATATGGTAAGTTAGAAAAATATTTCCGTCAAGCTGCAGGATATGCAGTTATGTTTGAAGAGAGATATAAAATGCCTATAAATAGTCTTGTAATTATTGCGGCAATCGCAGATAAGGATGAACCAGAAGTGTTTATTTCAAAGCGTGATGCACACATCGGCGACCTGATAAATATGGTAGAAGAATATAAGAATCAATTTTAGGAAAAGAAATGTCTAGAACTATAAGATTAGTGAGCGATAGAATTCGCTTGGGTATTAAAGACCACTTAGGATTGGAATACATTCCATTTTATGGTACTTCTGAACGAACCTATGGAATTGGACAGTTATATGTATTTGGTGTGCAGAGGAAATCTGCAGAAAAAAGTAATAAGTATTGGATGTCTGAGAGAACTGGCCAAATGAGCACTGGAGATACAATAATCTCAAAAAGGTTTTCTATCGACCCCGGCACAACAATGAAAATAAAAATAGATTGTAACTATACACCAGCAGATTACTTAGACCTTAGAATAGACTTTGACGATGATAGTATAGCAGATATAAATGTCTCTAATCCAAAGGGTATCATAAAGTACACAAATGAAAGCGCGGAGCCACAGACTTTTGTTGCGATCATCTCGGCAACTAGAGCAAACAATATATCTGTAACTGCCTCTGGTTGGATAGATAGAAAAGCTCCATTATGGGGTCATAATGTGGAGTATTCATCTTCGAGTCCGTTTCCAAATTATCCTTCGAATAGAATATTGATTGCAGAATGGGAACTTGCCAAGTTTGAAAATGTTACTTGTAATTTTGTTTTTGGACAACAACGCGGCGAAACGCAAGCAAATTCAAAAATTCATATTCGTTCAAATGATAGTAAATTCATAGTGTTTCCGTATAGATGGAATCGAAATGGATTTAGTAAAGCAGATATGTTAGTACATTTTGATATGTATAGTCCAGACGGAACTGCATCTGGGTTTTTATGTAAAGAAGCAGATTTAAATGAAACATTAAATTCTTAATGTTTTGTACTAGAAACTAACTTAACGAAAGGAGGTAATATGATTACTAAGTTAAAAGATTGGGTTATGGCTCGGAAGAGTGAAAGAACATCTTGGGATGGCGCATTATTAATTGCCATGGGAGTAGTCGTACTGATGGGAAATCCATTTGTCGAACTAGCAGCGTGGGCCGCTATTGCTTGGGGTGCATTGACACTCTGGAAATCCGAATAAACTCTTGACAAAACTTGCGTTATAGCGTATAATCTAATAATAT